TATATGACGAGGAACAACTACCATTGTGGACACATTCTATTAATACATGCGGATAACTTGTGGATAACTACCTACGTGCATACAATAACTAACTATTATTACTGTACTTACGTGCATACAATATAATATATATATATGTGGATAACTTTACAACTACCATACAACTACCATACAACTACTTACGTGCATAGTTTTACTACGTACGTGCATAATCTCATTACTTACTTGCATATTACCTACGTGCATACAAAAAAGAATTTAAGGTATTGATTTCAGGCACCTTATTTTCGATGATTACTTACGTGCATAATAAATATATATATACTAAAAAAAATTTAGTTATCGGCTTCAAACCAGCGGGTTACCTGCCTTTTTTGTTATACATAATATTATTTTAGACGTTATGTATAATAGAAATATTAAAAAAAAGCAAAAAAAAGGGAGCCCGAAGGCTCCCAATTTTCTCTTATTATCCCGAATATGGCATTGTTTCACAAGTAGTACAATAACCCGAGTTTTGGGTATATCTTGTGAGTAATGGCGTTTGACAGCCACCACAATGGGAGTAATCCACGTTCCCTATTGAAAGCGGTGCGCTTTTTACTGCCTTTGTAGGCTGTTTTTTATAAGCCGTTACAGGCTGTGAATAGTAATAGTATTGATAACGATAACTGTCGTTAGAATACCATACGTTACCATCCCAATGACCTAGATTTTCATTTGAAATTAGGTATTGTCCCTTGTTATCCAGAAAAACCAATTTACTTGTTCCTATTGATTCTTCTATAAGGTCACAAATTCCCGTATTCCTTATGAAATCACTCGGCAGTCGTTTTAAAACAGTGTCATTAAACATGGAAGTGTCAGACCTTTTTTTATCTGTTTCCACCATGCGAATAACTCCATTATGAATAAAGCCAATATCATCATTAATTCGGAAGGGATGGCAATTATTAGTATTGGTTTTCCCATGTGTAGTGATTCTAAAATGAATCGCTGTTATGGGATTTCCATTATTAATAACATTCTTTACGTATGATTTCCAAAAGTCTTTAAAACTGAAAAAACCTTTGAAAAAATGTAAAAGTCCATCTTTTGAAAACATATAGCCAGCGCCATCATCATTGTTGTGAAAACAAGTTTTGAGTTTTGCCTTCTGTATGGTTTCACCTTGTTGTTTAAGGATTGCAATACACATACTATAACTCCCCGTTATCCGTAGAGAAGGATAACTTATTAAGGTTTGTAAGATGTTTGCGAGTCCACCGGTTTACAACTACAGAAAACTTCCTGTAACTTCTCCGAGAAAGAAAGAAACAAAGATTTTCATAGTCATTATAGTTTTTAGCTACAAAACTTAAATATGACTTTAACCCTTGTTTCCCTTTCACAGTGTCCAAACTCGTGACTTTAACCCATTGAATCAGTGACTTTACAAATTCAAGATTTTTCGAAAAGCACATTGTATTCAATGTACCTCTGAAAATCCTAAATTCGATAGTCGGACGATTATGTAGGTTAACAGCAGATGACCTTTCGGTGTAATCCATAGCCATTGAAACAGACTGACAAATGCGAGGTAAATTCTGCCAAGCATCGTCAGAAAGATATGGATTCGCCCATTCTTCCAATCTCTCTCTATTCCTTTGAGAGATGTCGAGAATAAATTGGAAATTCTCCGGATTATTCACAAAAGACATAATCTTTAGAATGTCGTAAGGCTTCAAAGCATCTTTAGAAACGTGGATATGCATTCCAGAGTTTGGCGCATTATATCCATGTAGCTTATTTTCCCGTAACTTACTGAATAAAGTTTTGAACATTTCACGTCCAAACTTATCCCAATAATTCCAAGAGAAAGGATGAGATACAACTTCGACTAAACAAGTACAATCCGACTTACAATAAAGTAAGTTTTCACGTCCTGTAATCCCTTTACCTATTAAATTCACAAAACTAGCAAATTTATTAGACTCTGCATGAATCTCTGGAGAGTCCTGTTGACTTCTCTCCAAATCCATTTCAATCTCTATTCCATAATGTAATACAGGATTTCCCTTGCTATAGGACTCATGGGTTAAGTACGGCTTATCATGTCTTCCAACCCTATGGAATAAGGGCTCTGGCTTGTGGCTATAACTTTGCACACTAGCGGAGTCTTCCAAGCAGTTGGTACAGATACCATTCTTAATGTTAAGGCTCCGATTATCACAGTACAAACATACTTCTAGTGTATCGTAACAGCCCTCACAAACACCAACACCATTATATCTCGTATATGGATGAGCATGCTCATCACAAACGTAACATTTAGGCAAGGCTTTTGGCACATCAACAAATTCAGAGAGATTATTCTCCCTAAATTTCTTTAAATAACTTATGATTTGTCTCATTGTTATTATTTCCTTATTTAGTATTTAAGATTGAATTACTCGAATCTAGTAGTCATCACAAATGATGTGAGTCTGCAATACTGCACCTATGAGAGTATCTTCGAAGTATCAGATACTTTTACACTCATCCGTTAGATTGTATCTCCCACCTTCAGTATTTCACCCATTGACCGAATAGTTCAGGGGTGAGAGCATGTAATTATTTGTATTATGCTACGCATACGAGCGAACAAGGTAAAAAGTTCCCACCTTTTTTAAAGTTTATTTCATGGCTGTATTTGGTTGGCTGTACCTATGCCCATCTTACCTGCTGTATCTGTATCTCACCTGCTGTACCTGTATCTTACCTGCTCGCATGGATATTTTCAACCTACCTGCATCTCGAATCAAAAAACTCAATACCGATTATTCAACCCGAAAGCGGATAGGGGGAGTACCCATACATATAATAAGAGAGACAAAGATAGTGATATAATTTTTTTTAATTTTTTTTAATTTTTCTATTGACATAGCATATCTCCGGGTACTATTTTATATAACTATGTTATATATAGCTATGTTATATAGCATATCTACTATACTACTATACTACTATTCTCATACTTGCAAACTACTATACTACTATATTATATAGCTTATCTAATACTATAGTACCGCTTGGCGATTTTACTTTGTGTAATCAACATATGTATATTCTTCTTCTATATTGCTGACTTGTTGTTATAAATTACAGCATGGAATTAAGTAGAGCATACAATAGTACCCGCATTAAGCGGGGCGACGTTGACACTTATAGTGATGTTAGTATCTTTGAAAACTGTAATGAGATAAAAAAGCTATCTCAAGACATCAGTTTACTGGAAATTATTAACCCTACGTCTCATGTATGTGGAAAGCTTATGGAAATTGTAGCACGAGCCAAATGTCTGGAAGAATTTGAAATTTTACCTGATGGTGACTTGTTGTATAACAACCCATCAAGAGTAGGGAGTCCGGAGGGAGAAGGACAGGCGAGTGTGAAAGCATAGTGTTGGGAGCGGCTCTCTAATGTATACAAGAACGGTAAAAGGCAAAGAATACGTATTATACGAAAACGAAGAAGAGTTTCGTAAAAATAGACCTAAAAGTAATATACATGACAGTTGGCGCACTGCGAAAACTGGTCAATGGATAAAGTCTGACGACGGAAAAGTCACAAAAGTCATAAAACGTGGCTCAATGTCCCATAATAAAAAAAGCGTAGACTATATTAGGACAGTATTAGGTATGGCAAATTGTGAGCGTACTGCGTTTTTAGGTGGTGACCCCGTTTCGGATATATGGCGTTTTGGTAAGGTTCACTATAAACAGAAACAATCAAATACAAGATTATCTATAAAAAAACGTATATTTGCTAAATACGTAGCATCCGGTTTAGAGCCGCTTGATGCCTATATGAAGGCATATCCTGATTGTTCAAGCAAAATGTATGCCAAAGACCGTATTCAAATTTTATTAAAAAGCGAGAGGGTTAGAAAATTGATAGACAAAGAAATTGAAGTCCTGTTAAGCGACACTGGTATTACAAAATCGTATTTATTAGAACAGACTAAAGACATTGTTGACAAAGGCAGTGCTAGAGATTCAGATAAATTGAGAGCATTAGAGACATTGATGAAAATAGCTGGTATGCTAACTAACGAGAAACACACGGAGTCGTTAGCCCTTATACAAGAGTTTACTGGTTTTAGTCAGGAAAAGCTTAATGCTTTTAAAGCAGGGGTATTACCGGAGCATGGTAAAGAAGAATAATATATTAATACCGATTAGGTTTGCTACAAGACATGAATTACATGAATTAATATGTGGTGCAATATTCTGCCCTGCGTGTGATTGCCAGTTAATGGGTAATGATATAATGAACAAAATGCCCGTAGTTAACAATTTAGATACCCTAGAAGGCTGGATGTGTGACATATGCGACAGTGTGTTCGACTTACAAGATAAAATAGTGGATATCGGCGAATTTGACTTATACAACCAAGAGATTGCGGTAGCGTGAGCAAAGACAATTTCAATATAACTCCATCACCTAGTGAGATGAAAGAGCGTGATGATGTTCTTTTAAATTCCTTTAATAACCTTATATACTTCGGCAGAGCGTTTTTACCGAGAGATTTTTTAAATAAATCAGAATCTGCACCTTTCCACTATGAAATGGCTGAAAAAATGATTGATGCCGAACCCGGAGCAAGAATATGCAATATTATACCACGTGGTCATGGTAAATCTGTTCTCGCTAAAGCGGCTATTATACATAAACTCTGTTTTGCCGGTGAAGATAGCCAGCATTTTATTGCTTGGGTGTCAGAAGAACAGGGTCAGGCTATTGACCATTTAAAGTATATTCGCTCTCATTTTGAGAATAATAAGATGATAAAGTATTATTTTGGTAATATGGATGGCGGAAGTATGGGTAAAAGATGGACAGAAAAAGATATTGTTACTCCAAAAGGAGACAGGGTTATATCAAAGGGTACATCACAGCGTTTAAGGGGAAGGGCGGAAGTAGATGTGCGCTATACAGGGATTGTTTTAGATGATTTTGAATCAGAATTAAATACAAAAACACCGGAAAGAAGGTCTGAAATTAAAAAATGGATTGTATCTACGGTATATCCGGCGCTTGAAGAGACACCCGGTAATGAAGGTTGGATATGGCTGTCAGGAACTATTGTCCACTATGATTCTTTTCTACAGATGGTTTATGATGGCTGGAAGAAAGCTAAAGAAGATAAAAGGAAATATCCTTGGGATGTGAACTTTTATCGTGCTATTGAAGATGGAAAGCCGTTATGGTCTTCTCAGTTTTCACAAAAAAAGTTAAATGCCAAGAAACGTGAGTTTATTGAAGCGGGGCTTGTTAATAAATTTGCTCAGGAGTATATGAATGATGCCCGTGATATTACAAATGCGGCATTTAAGATAGACAGGATTCAATATTATAATGGCAGATTTGAGAAGAGAAGTAATATGCCGTTTATTATTGACGGAAAAGATGCTATCCCCATTAATGTTTATATTGGTGTTGATTTAGCGGCAACAGCAAGTGAGACATCAGATTTTCAAGTTATATTAGTTATGGGCATTGATTCACATAAAAACCGTTATATACTTGATTACTTTAGGGAACGCATACCCACATTTGATGTCCCGGCAAAAATTATTGAATTGGCGAAGAAATATAGTCCTGTCAGGAGAGTAACTATTGAAACAGTAGCCGCTCAAGAGATGGTCAGGGATATGGTAACACGTATGTCTGTTAAGGAAAAAAGACTTATGCCGGGATTGTTTAAGGGAGTTAAGCCCCCAGCGAGAATGAAAAAAGAAGATAGGCTTGAAACAGCGTTAGGTCAGATTGTTAACTCTAAAAAACTCTTTATTTATAGACATATGACAGAAATTGTTGATGAGTTCTTTGAACACCCAAAGCCGAGGAACGATGACTTATTGGACGGTTTATATTATGCTGACTATTTTGCAAAAGCTCCAAAAACAGATAAAATGAGTTCCGATGATATTGCAAAGAAACAGGAGAAAATGGATTCATATAGGTTTAGAAAAGCCTATAATTGGGTAACTGGCGCAAAAACTTAAATTATGTCAATGTTTCTATTGTGTTTATA